ATAATCGCCGGGATAAAACTTAAACCACGGGGTTGAACTCATATCAATATCCTTTGGGGTGAGAGCCGGGGATAAGCCGACAGCTTAAAACCATAGAAAGGGGTAGGCTAAAAGCCTTTGTCTCACCACAAAAGATACTGTATTGCATAACTGACTCCCTCTCTGTTGTCGGGGTTATCACTCCCGATGTAAGAAGCATAGATCAGATTCCTACTCTTGTAAACTTTTTATTTTAACCACGCAACTACCGCCTTTAATCACGCTGCCACGCGCTACCATCAACTGGTCTACCTGAGAGTCATCATCAAACACGCCAGCAGCCTGTAGAGCGTCTATAAGCGGCTTGAGTACATTATCTATGTCTCTACGCCTTCTATCTGGTGCATGAAGCAATATCTCCAGACCTACTTTATCGTCGCCAAACCTAGCTCGTTTAGCGGCAAGGTTAACGATTAGCTTAAAGTCATTAGCTGTCTTAGTCAGAAACCGCCGCGACCCACGAAAACCCCAATAAGTATTTACGCTTGGCGGGTAGGGTAAATTAAGTTCTATCATAGTATTGTATTTTGTCTGAGTTGATATATAATAGTAGTTGGCATTTTGCCATATATGAAAGGAATATGATATGACTAAGTTACTCTACAGCGACCTCCGGCAAATCAATGTAAACGAACATACTGAGAAGAAAGGAAAATTAACATACCTCTCTTGGGCATGGGCTGTTCACTATCTGCTGGAAGATGATCCGTCAGCAAATTGGAAGTATGGAGAGCCAAAGATGTTTGGCGAGACGATGATGGTCTTTTGCAGTGTCACAGCGTTTGGCAAAACAATGACTGCACAGCTACCTGTCTTAGACTACCAAAACAAGGCAATTAAAAATCCTTCTGCAATGGATGTAAACACGGCAATGCAGAGATGTCTGGCTAAGGCTATTGCACTGCATGGCATCGGCTTATATATCTACGCCGGAGAAGATTTGCCATTAGTTGAGGTAGATGACGATGCGATAGAAGAGCAGATCACGGTCGCGATACGAATGATTGAGAGCAGCGAAACAATAGAAGAGCTAAAGACTAATTACTTCCCGGCTGCTGATACATTTAAGAGCAATCCAGAAGCAACGATCCGTCTAGCTACCTCTAAAAACAAACGCAAAGGAGAATTAGCATGAGTCCATCATCACAGAACTTTTGGCTACTAGGGCAACTCAAGAAGAAGCGGCGCTTAACTTCTCTGGACGCAATGAAAGAGGCGCAATGTATGAGACTGTCAGCTAGAGTTTATGATTTGCGCTGCATGGGCTATAACATCCACACTGAGAACGTCTGGCTCGATAGCGGCAAGGTCATTGGGAGGTACTTTCTAAAATGATAGCTCAAGGGACACCAGAATGGTTTGCACAACGGCTAGGCCATGTAACTGCGTCTAGGATGAGCGATGTATTAGCAAAGGGTAAGGCAGGAGAAGCTGTTACCCGACAGAAGTACAGGATGCAGATCATTGCAGAGCGTGTTTCTGGTCAAGTAGCTGACAGTTTTAACAATGCGGCTATGCAGTGGGGTACTGACCATGAACCTCTTGCCAGAATACGCTACGAGGCCGATACAGGCTATTTTGTAGACGAGGCAGAGTTCTGCTTTCATCCTACGATAAAGTGGCTTGGAGCGTCTCCTGATGGCATTATCAGTGGTGTTAATGCGTTAATCGAGATCAAGTGTCCTAACACCCAGACGCACTTGGGATATAGGCTTGATAACAAGCCACCTGCTGCTTACATTAATCAGATGCAGTGTCAGATGTGGGTAACTGACGCAACTTATTGCGACTTTGTAAGCTACGACCCACGAGTGCCAGAGCATCTACAGCTATTTGTCTCAAGACTGCGGAGAGATAACGATCTAATAGCTAAGATGGAAACAGAAGTAGCTAAGTTTTTAGGTGAAGTAGATGACGCAATTAAACAACTGGAGAAAAAATAATGTCTGATTTAAATCAATGTAGTTTCATAGGTCGGCTTGGCAAGGATGTAGAGCTACGAGTTACCCCGGCAGGTGATTCTATAGCTAACTTCAGCATAGGCTGCGGCTGGAAAACAAAAAGCAAAGAAGGAACGGAGTGGGTCAACGTCAGTGCTTTCGGTAAGCTGGCTGAAATCTGTGGTCAATACCTCACGAAAGGCAGTCAAGTATTTGTGCAGGGCAAAATGAAAACAGATAAATTTGAGGACAAGAACGGCGTTACCAAGTACAGCACCAAAATCAGTGCAGATACGGTGCAGTTTCTAGGCAAGGGCAAGGAGTCTGATGCTACGGTAAAGCATGACTCTAGGAATATGGCTGCTACAAAAGCTCCTACAGACCCTTACAAATCCGCTTTCGATGATATGCCAGACGATTTGCCGTTCTGATGTACAATTAATTTGCGTGATTGGTAGTTGCGCTCTTTGGGCTGCGAGAAATCGTGGCCCTTTTTTTGTCTGTAAATATAGTTGACAACTCTAATAGTTCTATATAATATCTCTACATCAGGTTCATTTTGAGTCTGACTACAGGAGATGCAAATGACCACACCAATCAAACTCAGCGATCTGAAGATAGGCGATGTTTTTAAACGCAAGCCAACATCTAAAATTCTTTTCCGCAGATGCGATCATATTGAAAATGAAAAACACCCAGAATTTACGGATGAGTTTGTTGAATATTGCAAGCCTTATTCCCGTTATTTCACGATTTTAAATAAAAACACAATCGTTTATATAAGTTAACACTACCCCCCTTCGGGGGGGGTCTAAGGAGATACAAATGAGTAAATACGACGAGTTCTTCCCACGCCAAAAGCGACCACCATTCGAGCCTACACCGTGGCTCGTAATAATTATTGTGGTGATGGCGATTGCCTTCACTTCGTACCTCTCTCAATCTTGCTAGGAGCATAAAATGATTACAGACTTCCAGTTAGCGGCAGCTAGGTTAGTAATAAGTTTCTCAAGGGCCGATAACGAAACTAAACGCAATCTATTAGACTCCTACACTGCAATAGTAAGAGAGTATGAGGAAGCTGCGTATCACAACCGTGAGCAAGAGCAGAATCAAGGCTTGGACGAGGTGCTTGACGATCCTAGACACGGACAGGCTGAACCGCTAAACAGAGGTCACTTCTAATGAATGAATTTGAGGTAACACAAATGCTGCGTGATGCGATTGACCAAGACCCTGATGGCAGGGTGTGGCACGTTAACACTAAACACCTAGTGGCGTTTGCACAGATGGTTGCTGATAAGACCAAGCGGGAATTAGAGAGTAGCCCAGAAGAGTTTGATAACTGGTGCAAAGAATCTGATGACGGCGCTTACGACAAGGAGAACACATGAACTCAAACTACGATACTAGCCCCAGAACGCTCAGAGAGGGCGTAGAACGCAATAAGTCTCACGATGGTTATCTACCCTACCTAAACGCACCACGAGGGCTTGTAGGAGGCTACTCATCCGGCTCATGGGCTGAAGATGACAGGCGGCTTGTGCTGTGGATTAAAGTGGCGTTTGTAGCTGCGATAGGAGGTCTAATATGTATTATTCTGACGATTGGCGTCAATTAGCATGGGATTCCTTATTAATTAAGGGATGGGGTAAAGATGTTCGTATGCAAAGTCTGGTTGATATGTACAAAAAGGACTTTACAGAGCAGCAGTCTCCGTTCTCTGAGCTTAGAAGGTTTCCGTATATGTGGGATTTAGGTCTTTCAGCTAGGGTATTTGTGGCCCGATACATACCTAATCTGTCAGCAAAGCTCTGGGATAGTCCACAGGACGCACAGTTCTGGCTAATGATGCACGGAGATAAAGTTAACAGACAGGACAATGCGGCTGATGCAGAGTCTAGGAGAAAGGACATTAATCTAATAAAACAGTCTATGAGAGAGGATAAAAAAGCAATTGCTGGAAAGGCTGAACGTAAAGAGCTATACGCAGCACACAGGCCCAGCGGGCAATGGAATGTATGTAAATAAATATAATACTCTGGTATAATTATGATATATATCAGGAGGAAGTATGGCACGAGCAGTATCTACAATTCGGGCGCTGTTAAAGGACTATGTGGGAGAGATCACACTGGCTGAGATAGATGCTAGATGTGATCTAAAGACCTGCGAAATCTCAATGGCTTTATGCTATTTGCTCAAGCAGAGATATGTCACTAGAGTAGCTATAAAGTCTAACCAGATATTGGGCCGCAAAGAAGTCTGGCTATATACCTACTACACAAAGAGACAACCTGTATGTTAATTGAACAGATAGGCATTGAGACACTAATTCCTTATGCAAACAACGCTAGGACGCATTCTGATGCACAAGTAGCTCAGATCGCAGCAAGTATTAGGGAGTTTGGTTTTAACAATCCTGTTCTAATAGATGAGCAGTCGAGCATCATAGCGGGGCATGGTAGAGTCTTGGCTGCGCGGAAACTTGAATTGGATAGTGTCCCCTGCATCCGGCTCAATCACCTCTCAGAGACGCAAAGAAGGGCTTATATTATTGCAGACAACAAGCTGGCTATGAACGCTGGCTGGGATGATGAGCTACTGGCGCTAGAGTTTGAAGGCTTGGGAGAGGAGGGCTTTGACCTAGAGTTAACAGGCTTTACGTTAGATGAGATAGCCGGACTTAGTCCTAAAATAACTGAAGGGTTAACGGACGAGGACGCTGTGCCGGAAGTCCCAGAGACTCCGATCACCAAGCTAGGCGATGTGTGGCTGCTGGGTAAGCATCGGGTAATGTGTGGCGATAGCACGAGCATTGATGCGGTTGAGAAGCTGATGGATGGGCAGAAGGCCAATATGGCATTTACATCGCCACCTTACAATGCAGGCAAATCGGAGGCGTTGTCAGGTAATACACATTCTGGCGATAATAAATATGGGGCTTATCAGGATGATAAGACTCAATCAGAATACCTAGATTTGTTAATCGGATTTACTAATGCTTGGATTGGCTTTTGTGAATTTATGGCTGTCAATCTTCAGCAGCTTGCAGGTAACAAAACATCATTCGTTGATTACATGGCAACGTATAAGGGAAATCTGATTGATGTGTGTATATGGGACAAAGGACACGCCGCGCCTGCAATGGCTAAGAATGTATTAAGTTCTAGGTTTGAATACATATTATTGATAACTGAAAAGAAGAATCCAAGCAGGGCGATACCGGGGGCGAATTTTAGGGGTACGGTGTCGAATGTCTATAACGGGCCTCCAAACAGAAATAACGAATTCTCAAAAGTTCATGCTGCAACTTTTCCAGTTGGGTTTCCTCTCTGGGCAATAGAAAGCTTTACATCTATCAACGCAATTGTTTCCGATCCTTTTGGTGGAACAGGTACAACCCTGATCGCCTGCGAGAAAACAGGACGCTACGCCCGCCTGATGGAGTTAGACCCGAAGTATGTCGACGTTATCGTGAAACGGTGGCAGGAATTTACTGGCAAGAAGGCAACGCTAGAGTCTACGGGCTTGGAATTTGAACTGTCCTGAGTGCCAGATAGCAGAGAAGAACCCTAACTCTGGCTTATACCAATTCAATTGCCGCAGTTGCCGACAAAGACTAATATTAAAGAATAATTGCAGAGAAGTAAGAAAGAGGCTCGTCATCCAGTTTAGAAAATGGGGTGAGAACGAGGCAACAGAAGAGGGAGTCTGCAAGTGTAAGGAGTTCTGTTATAGACAGAGGATGGTAGATGGACGAGGCTGACTACGCTAACGAGCAAGCAGAGAAGAGACTAGCAATCCTGATTAAACGGGCCAGTAAGCCATTAGTTAAAGGATCGCCGGGTGACTGCGACTTGTGTGGCGAGTGGTCAGGACGTTTAGTAGAGGGAGTATGCGCTCCATGTCGAGATCGTTACAAAATCAAATAGGAGAGATAAATGAGTCATTCACCACAACAATTCGTACTAACACTACTGCACAGCATTACTAACGCTCACATACTGCACTTCCAGACCAAAAGCTATAGCGAACACGTTGCGCTAGGTATGTACTATGAGGAAGTAGAAGATCTAGTAGATTCATTCGTAGAGGCGTATCAAGGCTGCTATGGGATTATAGATGACTATGAGAAGTATTATCTACTGCCTACACCACCACTAAAGTATCTGACAAGTCTAAGTAAGTATGTAGAAGATGAAAGAAAGAAGCTACCGCAAGATTCAGAGCTGCAAAATATAATAGATGAGATAGCACAACTAATCGACAGCACCATCTACAAGCTGAAATTCCTAGCATGATACGCATAGGATGAGGCCAACATACGAAACGCAACAAGATTTAAACAGAGAAAGGGATATTGCTTCTTACCTTGAAAAAACATGGTTTTGTGAGATGGCAAAAATGCCTGTTAGATACCATTTAGATTATGTAATGAAAAGGAAGGGAAGGGCCGTAGGTTTTTGTGAGATCAAGACAAGAAACTACACGATGGAGGCAATTAGTAATATGGGTGGCTATCTGCTTAGTATTGGCAAATGGTCATCAGCCAAGCAACTATATGACTGTAGCAAGTTACCATTTATTTTAGTAGTCTGTACATTGGACGCAATATGGTATGCAAAATTTACAGAGTTTGTACCAAATAGTGTAGAGGTAAAGGGCAGAACAGACAGGAATGATTGGCAAGATGTAGAGCCTTGCGTCCTATTGGATACAAAGTTATTTATAAGAATACCATTCGCCAACGAAATTAATTAACGGAAATAATATGATACGCATGGTCAAGACACATAACGGCTACGCAATGCACGAGATAGTCTGCGATGGAACAGGAGCGCCAGTAAGTAGCTTTCCAGCAGTAATTCAAGGTATGACAAGATTAGACGCTCTAAAGTATCTGGAAGATGTAATAGATGCAGCCAAGCTACCAGCTATTAGACTCAACAATACACATTAGGACTAGTATGAGAATTGATAAACCCGCACTAAAAAAGGATGGTCGATCTAAGAACGGTGGAAAGAGAGCCGGGTCAGGTAGGCCACAGTTCGTACCTACTGAGCAAGAACGCAAGAGTGTAGAGGCTATGGCTGGCTACGGATTACCACAAGACCATATAGCGGTGCTTGTTAGGGACGGGATACACCTAGACACTCTACGAGAGCATTTTAAGCGCGAGCTAGTAACAGGCAAAGCAAAGGCTAACTCTAAGATAGGCCAGACCTTATTTCAGAAGGCTGCTGGTGGAGATGTAACCGCTATGATCTGGTGGAGCAAGACACAGATGAAGTGGGCTGAGACACAGAAGCTAGAACATACTGGTGCAGATGGAGGAGTGCAAGAACATACATTTACTTGGCTTGCATGAAAATAGAACACCAAATACCCTACAAAGCTAGAGAAGCGTTTAAGCCATTCCACAATCGCACCCAGCGATGGGCTTGTCTAGTGGCTCACAGGAGAGCAGGTAAGACTATAGCCGCTATAGCCGATATGCTCAGGGCTGCTCTATCTAACAAGACACCCAGATCGCAATACGCCTACATTAGTCCATATAGAAGCCAAGCTAAGACTATCGCTTGGGAATACTTAAAGTATCTTGCCTCGACCACTGCTGTAGAGAAGAACGAGTCTGATCTATATGTACAGCTAGTCAACGGAGCTAGGATACGGTTATTCGGAGCTGATAATGCTGATGCCATGAGAGGTTTGGGATTTGATGGCGTTTATCTGGACGAATATGGAGATTTTAAGCCTAGCGTATTTGGTAACGTCATTAGACCTGCGCTGTCAGACAAGCAAGGATGGTGCGTCTTTGGCGGCACTCCGAAGGGTAAAAATCAGTTTTGGAACATATACAATACGGCTCAAAAAATACCTAGCGAGTGGTTCTGCTTAAACCTGCCAGCATCAGTATCCAAGTTATTGCCAGAGGGCGAACTTGAAGCTGCTAAGGCTCAACTGTCACCTGACCAGTATATGCAAGAGTATGAGTGTAGCTTCGAGGCGGCAATACTAGGAGCGTACTACGGTACAGAGATGCGTGAGGCTACGGAGCAAGGGCGCGTTACGCGGGTGCATTACGACAATAACGTGCCTGTCCACACTGCATTCGATCTTGGTTATAGGGATGATACGGCAGTCTGGTTTTATCAAGTAATTCGCGATGAAGTACATATAATTGATTATTACGCCGTTTCTGGTGCTAATATTGATGAAATTGCTGCAAATATCCTGTCAAGGCCGTATAATTTCGGTAAGCACCACCTGCCGCATGATGCACGAGCTAAGACATTGGCGGCTGCTGGTAAGTCAGTAATCGAGCAGTTGGCGGTACATTTTGGCATCAATAGCCTAGCTATCGTGCCAGATCTGTCAGTACAAGACGGTATACAGGCTGTTCGTAAAGTCTTGCCGCAGTGCTGGTTTGATGCAGACAAGTGCAGTGAAGGTATCGAGGCTTTACGCCAGTACCAACGAGAGTATGATGAGGACAAGAAGGCGTTTCGGCAGACACCACGACATGACTGGTGTTCTCATCCGGCAGACGCTTTCCGAATGTTATCAATAGCTTGGCGGTCAGAGCCGCGAGTCAGACAGCCTGATGCAGCTAAACCGCTGATGGTAGGAGAGCAAAACACAGCAACACTCAACGATGTGTGGGCGCAAGCAAATCAACCTAAGAGAGGCAGAATATGAGCATACAATCACCATTTAGATACCAGCACGAACACGTTGCAGCCAGTCAA